GCAAACATTTGGGTGATTGTTGTCGGTTTGTAACTGCTTGGACGAGCAACGAGGCTCGACTGGGAACGAGGCTTATATGCTTAAGGACAATCAGGCAAAAAGCTTAAAGGCTATTCAGCGTAAGTCAGCGGGGTCGATTGAAGACGGACAGGACAAGCCAGTTCCTGTAGGCCCAGGCCGGGGGCGAGGTTCTCGTCCGAATCGCAAGAAGACCAAGAAGCAGCTGACGGTCCGTGTAGACGACGACATATGGGAGAGGTCTAATCAAGCGGCGGCTCTAGAGCATTTTGAGAACATGACGGACTATATTGAAGACAGCCTCAATCGCCGCAATGCAGACATTTCCGAAGATCTCTTCGCCTTGCGGCTCCGTCTGCTCATTACCAAGGTGCCGCTTCAATGGCAGAGGAAGATCTTGGCGGCCTTGTCGTTTATGAGTCTTGAACATAAGTCCCCAGAAAGACGGAGCCTCTTCATCCTTTTTGACGCTATGTTCGACTATCTTCTTGAGTTCTATCAAAAGGACAAGGACGGCGACTATGAGAAGGGCTTGAAGAAGATGGTCAAGATTCCTGTAAGGCTACTCCCTCGCGAGGACGAACCCCCTCCTGAACGTCGTCTCTAAGTAGGCAATTCGCTTAGGGGCCCCTAAGGAAGCGCTAGTGCCCACTACGGTTTCCTGGTACCCATTCGCTTCAAATTTCACCTCTCGTTTTCTGATCCTCTGACTGTTTTCGGCTGGAATCTCTCTTCCGCCCCAAACCCGCTATAATCGCGTCAACTGCGCGAATCGTTACTGAGAGTTACGCGCAGTCACTAAAAAGCCATGGTTTCGAAGAATCGGCGGCAGGAAAAAGTGCACCAGGTCATGGGCGAATTTAAGCGCGGGACCCTGCACAGTGGCTCAAAAAAAGGCCCCAAGGTCACCAACCGAAATCAGGCGATCGCGCTCAACCAAGCGCGGAAAGGAAAATGAGTGGCAACTGCGGCCTGGCCCATTTTCGACGTCGCGCAGATGGCCGAGGAGGCCTCTGACCGCGCCGGCGTCGAGTTCCGCTCCGGGTATTCGCTGCGCAGCGCGCGCCTGTCGCTTGAGCTGCTCTCGATCGAATGGGCCAACCGCGGCCTAAACCTGTGGACCGTCGATGGCCCTACCTCGGTCACCCTGACGCCGGGCGTCTACCGCTACAGCCTCCCCGACGATACGGTCGATCTGATCGAACATGTGGTGCGGCAGCCGTCGAGCACCATACCCACCATGTATCAGGATTTGCCGTTGGATCGCTTTTCCGTGGCGGAATACGCGGCGGTGCCCAACAAGCTCGCTACCGGCCGGCCCACCGTGATCCACATCCGCCGGCAGATCCATCCTTATTTCGTGCTGTGGATGGTGCCGCCGCTGAACTGCATCTATCAGCTGGTTTATTGGCGCCTTCGGCGCATGAAGAGCCTGGGCTACGGCGGTACAGGGCAACCAGAGATCCCGTGGCGCTTTATTCCGGCCATGACCGCCGGCCTGGCTTACAAGCTCTGTGAGAAATCGAAGCAGCTCGACCTCAACCGCCTGCAGTTGTTGAAGGGCGAGTACGACCAGGAATTTCAGCTGGCCATGGATGAAGACCGCGACCGCGCTTCGGTGCGGTTCGTGCCTTGGGATTATCAGACTTAAATGGCCGTTTCACCTAAATTCGCATCGGGGAAGTACGCGAACGCAATTTGCGACGTTTGCGGATTTCGTTGTAAGTACCACGACCTGCGCGGCACTACTATCCGCGCTCGCCGCACGGGTCTTCTGGTCTGCCCAACTTGTTGGGACAGAGATCACGAGCAGAATTTTCTCTCGCTCTACGTGCACGTCGATCCGCAGGCCCTGCGCCACGCGCGACCGGATACGGGTCTTGCAGACTCGCGGCAGCTTTATCCCAACAACAACTGGCTCAACGGTCGGCCTTCCCAATTCAAGCAAGGAGGTGCGTGATGGCTCGCAGATTCGCCGATGGCGGCGCGAGCGATGACAATGCGCTCGGCGACTTGGGGGTCGGGACGTTGCCGTCGTTCCTGACGCAACTTTCGCCCTTGTCGCAGAATTCTATCCAGCCTTCCGATGAAGCTGTGCAAAGCTGGCTGGACACCGGCCAGCCGCTCGACCAGGCGCGGCAACTCGCGGCCATCAACGGCCCCTATCCGGGCGCGAGCGCCTTCAATACGCCAGGCGGCCCCAGCGATACGACCGCCGGGCCGCCGGCCACCGCCGGATCGACCACGCTCGGCACTTCGCCGGGTCCGGCCTCGGTCAAGAGCGCGCAACAGCACGACAATAAGAGCTGGCTTCAGCAGCAGCCGCCCTGGGTCCGCGCGCTAATGGGCGGAGGCATGGCCGCGATGCTGAGCGGTGCCTCGGCTTCGCAAGAGAACAAGGCCCTGGCCGGCGCCCTCGGCGGCGGTGCGCTGGGGAGCATCCTGACTTATTTCCTGAGCAAGTACGGGAAGCCGAACTCGACTACGAATACGAGCGGTACCGACACATCGAGCACGACCTATCGCAAAGGAGGATCTATGCCACGAATTCGCGTGCCGCACGCGCGGCGCTTTCAAATGGGCGGGGCGGCCGGAGGGGCGAGTTTCAATCCATCCCCCGGCTTTAATCCAGCCATGTTGCAGGCAGCGTTGGCGCAGCAGGCACAGGCTGGTGGAGTACCACCGGGAATGGCACCGGGTCTTCCTCCTGGTGGGGTCCCTCCGGGCGGCGCAGCAATGGGACTAGGAGCGAACCCTGGGCTGCAGGCTGCGCTGGCTCAACAGGCCTCGCAAATGAGGCCCATGCCGCCGCCCATGCCGCAACCGGGTGTAGCAGGTCCGCCTCCCGCTCTTGCTGGTCTTCCCGGTGGCGGTCCCGGCACAATGATGAACCAGGCCGCGGCACCGAGCCCAGCGGCACTTGCGCAGATGCGTCAGGCACTTCAGGGACAAACAGCGGGTGTGCCGCGGCCACCCGGTACGCCCCCCGTGGCGGCGATTCCTCCTGCCGTGGGGCAGCCCCCGGGTGGAGTGAATGCGGTTCAGAATGCCTTGATGCGGCGCCGCGCCGCGGGTGCAGCTCCGGCGGCCGGCCCGATGTTCCGCAAGGGCGGTTCGGTCAGCGTCGATGGCGACACAGAGGCCAAGAAGTCCCGGCCCGATCGCCAGTGGGGCAAAGACAAGTCCGCCGAAGAGTTGCCGCCTGAGCCGGAAAAGAAAGCCAAGGGTGGGTCGATCAAAAAGCGCGCACCGAAAGTTTCGATCGCTGTTGTATCCAAGAAAGCTCCCGTGCCGACACCGAGCCCTTACGACGACGAGGCCGATGAGGCTCCGCCTCCATCTGCACCACCGTCGGCGCCGGGCATGGCTAAGGGCGGGAAGTGGATTCAGAAATCCATCAAGCATCCGGGTGCCTTGCATAAACAGTTGGGTGTGCCGCAAGGCAAGAAAATTCCAGAGGGGAAGTTGGAGAAAGCGGCCAAAGCACCAGGCAAGCTCGGGAAGCGCGCGCGCCTGGCGGAGACCTTGAAAGGGATGAATAAAGCCAAAGGCGGTGAATGCAAAGACAAGATGGCGGCAGGCGGCGTTGCCAAAGTGCGCCATGGTTTTCCAAACACCATCAAAGCGCCCAAACGCCTGGCCAAGGGTGGCAAGGTCCGCGGTTGCGGCGCGGCCACCAAGGGTTGCAACTTTTCGGGAGTCTACTAAGCGTCGATGACCTACGTGGAATTGAGGGCGGCGATCCAGGAGTATTCCGAGGATTTCGAGCCCTCTTTCTGCGACAACATCGATACCTTCATCCGGCTCGCTGAGAGCCGCATTTTGCTGCGCGTGCGTCTGCCGCGCTTCCGCAAAGATGCCACCGCCGTGCTGGTAGCACCTACGCCTACCCCGCAGCCGTTGTTGACGGTCCCGACTGATTTTTTGGCGCCGGATTCGATGGCGGTGACCACTTCAAACGGTTTGGTCTTTCCGCTCAACAAAGACCCGGAATTCCTTGATGAATGTTATCCCGATTCGACGGTGGTGGGCGTTCCGCGCTTTTACTCGCAGCAGAACGAGACCACGCTCAAATTCGGGCCGGCGCCAGATCTGGCCTATCCCATTCGCATGGGCTACTTTTATCAGCCGCCTTCCATCGTGGACTCGGGCACTTCTTGGCTGGGCGATTACTTCTCGCATGCGCTGGTCACCGGCAGCCTAGTCGAGGCCTCGACGTACATGAAGACGGAAGACAACCTCTTCGTGCGCTACAGCCAGGCGTTCGATAAAGACCTGGCCATGGATCAGCAGTATGCGAAAGGCCGGACACACAGAGACACCTATCAGGACCCGGATGTCCGGGCGAACGTATGATTTCAGGATCTACCATCTGCTCGAGCTTCAAGCTGGAACTGCTCCAGGGCATTCACGACTTTCGCGTCGATCAGTTCATGCTGGCGCTCTATACGGCCGACGCCTCGCTTTCGCCGGATACGACGGCATACATTACTGACGGCGAGATCTCGGGGCCGGGCTACACGCCCGGCGGCCAGCAGCTCGTGAACGTGCAGATTTTGGGCCCGGTGGCGCGCGTCTCTTATGTGACCTTCGATGATCCCATTTGGGACGACTCGACGCTCTCGGCCCGCGGCGGTCTGATCTATAACTTTTCGAAAGGCCAGCGCGCGGTGGCGGTGGTCGATTTCCTGACTACGTTGACCTCGAATACCGGCGCCTTTCAGGTCAAGTTTCCTTCGCCCGGCCCCGGCACCGCTTTGATCCGACTGCAATGACCACTCCGTTCCCAACCAGCCCGCCTTCTGATCCGCCGTACGGCGTGATCGCTAATGTCTACACCCCGTCCATCTTTGTTGCTTTGGGCTACGTGCGAGCGGAGGTCTTTTGGTCGGAGATACAGCAGCCGGCGGGAGGGGCCTGGTCTCAAGCCCGCTCGGGGCGCACGGCGGTCTGGAACGCACCTCAATCCGCGTCGGTCTCCTGGGAGCCCAATCGCTGGCAGCCGCCGGTCGTAAAGAAGAGGTGACCAATGCCGTCGACCTATACCACTAATCTCGGTCTCGAAAAGCCGGCCACCGGTGAACAGGCGGGTGTCTGGGGCAATACGGTCGACAACGACTTCGATTTCATCGACCAGGCTACGGACGGTAACCTGGCCATCGCGCTTTCGGCTTCGACCTATACTCTCGCCACCAGCCCCGGAGTCGCTTCGCCTGGTCGCGCGAAAGTCATTACCTTCACCGGCACATTGACGGCGAATGCTACAGTGACCATCACGCCCAACACGGCGCAGAAGCTCTATTACGTTCAAAACTTGACCTCGGGTGGCTTTTCAATCAACTTCTCGCAGGGTTCCGGCGCTGCCTTTACGCTGGCTCCGAACTGTTCTGCGGCGATCGCTTGTGATGGCAACGGATCGACTGCTTCCGTAACCGGTGCGCTCTTTAATCCGCAGTTTGGCACGGTGACGGCCACGGCTCTGGTGGTGAATGGCCCGGCGACGACGACTCTTGGCGGGCCCGTCACATTTAACGGCGCCGTGACTGCCACCGCGGCGGTGAACTTACAAGGTGTTACTACACTAAACAACGTCGTCATCAATTTGAGTGGCTGGCCGGCTGCCACTGGCGATATCTATTACCGTTATTCAACCGGTACGCTAATTCCGCTCCCGATCGGTAGTACCGGCCAGACTCTGCAGGTATCGAGCAGCCATGTTCCGGCCTCGGTCACGGTCCCGGGTGTGGGCATCGGCTCGCCGATTGTGGGGTCTGTGGCCAATGCTGTCTATTATTCTTCGGCGTCGAATGCATTGGCGCAGGATGGGAATTTTAATTACGCTCCCGGGAGCGGTCTCGGAGTGGGTGCTCCTAGTGCGAATTGGGGCGGCATTCAGGTGGTCCTTATGTGCCGCCGGTTCTGGCTCTTGATTCAAACGATCCGTCCACTTATCAGCGATCGATCATATTTTCAACTGGTGCCAGTGGTCGCTGGATCTTATATCCGCCGCCGGCGGCGGAGACGGGCGGCGATGCAAATTCGAATTTGTTGCTGAGTTCCTATAACGATAGCGGCGTGGGGATTACGCAGTCGATGACGTGGATCCGCAGCAATGGCCACGTCAGTGTTGGCTCCTATACGGATGGCGGTGCGCAGCTCGCGGTGTTCTCTCAAGCGTCGGGTGTTGCGGCCATTATGGCGCGCGGCAACGGCACGGGAAACATTCAGGCCTGGCAAAGCCCGGCCGGGGCCAACGTGGCCTGGATCGATACAGGCGGGAATCTTACCATTGGGGGCCAGTCCCAATTTGATCAGCACATGCTTGTGTTGGGCGCGAGTACAGGCACAACCACACTCGACGTGCGAGCAATTGCCGGCCAATCGTGGCTGATGAGCTGGCAGAATCCCTCCGGCGGCTGGCTGGCCTCCATGGACACGTCGGGAAATTTCGCGTGCGGGAACCTGGGTGTTTCAGCCACAAACACCAACCCGGCGGTCACCGTGAGGAACAACGGCAGCGGCTGGCTGCAAGCGTGGCAAAACTCCGCGGGCTCGGTGAACCTGGCCTACCTCGACTCTCAGGGGAATTTTCATTGCGGGAATGCGACGGTGGTGGCTGCCACCGCTAGCGGCTACGCGCTGACGGTGGCGGGTATCTCCGGCATCAGCTATCTGCAGGTCTGGCAGCAGAATTCTTCCGGCGGCACGATGGGCTGGCTCGACATCAATGGGAATTTCTACTGCGCTGGATCGGCGAATCTCAGCGCAGGAGTGACTACGTCCTCGATTACCTCGACCCGGATCACGGTGAACGGCAATGTGAATATCACGGGCGCTTACGAGGTCAACGGGGTGCCGATCGGGCAAGGGATCAAGAACATTCAACTGCAGGGCAATGGCACCAATTACGCCAGTATCGGCGGTCCTGGACAGACGAGTCCGTTTATCAATCTCGTTGCCGGCAGCGGCATGTCCGTCTCTTCGGATGGTGGCGGCGCCGGTGGCGGTGGCTGGATTGTTTCCTACGCCTCGGATTTGCGCCTCAAGCGAAATGTTCGGGATGCGATGGGCGGCGGTCTTGATCTGATCAACCGGATCCGGGTCATCGAGGCTGAATATAACGGCCTCGCGGGGACCGCGGCGGGACGCCGTATACTCTCCGCGATTGCCCAGGAGCTTCAAGCGGTAATCCCAGAAGCCGTGTGTCCCTACGCGGCGCGCTTAAATTCGAATGACTTAGAGCCCACCGACCTTCTGAGCCTCGACTGGGTCCCGGTGCTATTTCAAGCCGTTCTGGCGATCCAGCAATTGGACGAGCGCCTTAAAAGATACGGGGTTGTATGACCACTATCCAGGACACGCTCAACTACGAGGATGGCAGCCCCGCCAATGGCCGCATCGTGGTCTGGACTCCTCCCTTTACTGTGAACGGGGTCTCTGTAGCGGGCAGCATGCAGGATTGGTCTGTGGTCAATGGTCAGGTCTCGATCACGCTTTATCCCAACAGCGGGGCCTCGCCGGCGGGCACCTATTACACCGCTAAGTACGAACTCGAGAACGGCGCGATTTATGAGGAGTATTGGGTGGTCCCCGACTTTTCCACGGTCACGCTGGGTATGGTGCGGGTCAGCAGCAGCAACATTGCCGTGCTTTAAGGAGGATGGATGATCTTGACGCTTGATCACGTGCAGCGGCTGAATCTGCACGCGTTGATGGGGGCACAGAAGGCCAGTGTGGATGAGATGCGCGCTCTGTGGCGCATGCAGGACCGGATCGACCTAAGCGCGGAAGAGAAGGAGGCCATCAACTATCGAGTGGTCGAGCAGAATGGCAACCTGATTCCCGTCTGGGATCCGGGCAAGCGCCTGCCGGCTTCGGAATACGAGTTTAATACCGAAGAAGTCGCTCGCATCGACCGGATCATCAAGAACTGGCAGCCGGGCTTCGTGGCCGCTGCGGACCGCGCATGGCTCGAGCCGCTGCTGTGTCAGATCGAAACCACGCCCAATGGCAGTCACTAAGCTCACCTTTCAGCCGGGGATCGTGCGCGAGTCGACCCAGTACGCCAATTCCGGCGGCTGGTATGACTGCGATAAGGTACGCTTCCGTTTCGGATATCCGGAGAAGATCGGTGGCTGGCGGCAGGTATTGGCGGAGTCGTTTGAGGGCGTGTGCCGTCATCTCCACCAATGGTCGTCGCTCGAATCGGACCGTTATATCTCGATTGCCACCAACTCTCATCTGTATATTCTCTGGAGCGAGGGCCTATACGACATTACGCCGCTCGAGAACTCGGCGAGTCCCATGCCGGCGGATCCCTTTACCACGGGCCCGCTCGGGTCGAATCTGGTCACGGTGAACTTCCCTCTGCATGGCGCGACGGTGGGCTCCTGCGTCATCCTTAGCGGCGCCACCGCGGTAGATGGTTATACCTCAGATCAACTCAACCAGGAATTCGAGATCACGGCGATCGTCGATGGCAACAATTTTCAGATCACCATGCCCACGCCCAACACCGCCGCGAGCGTTTCCGGCGGCGGCAGCACGGTCAAGGGCGAGATTCTGATCCCGCCCGGCCTGGCGGATGCGGTTGTTGGTTCCGGCTGGGGCATGCCGCCATGGGGCGGTACACTTTCTGGCACCTCTATTTCGGTGGGCTGGGGTATGCCGTTCGATCCGACGTCGCTCGACGCCGTCGATCCTACGGTCAATCAACTGCGTCTTTGGGACGTGGACAACTTCGGCCAGGACCTGGTCGCCAACGTGCGTGGCGGCCCGATCTATTACTGGCACCAGGCCGGCGGCCTCAGCATGCGTGCAGTGAACCTGAACCAGACCGTCACCGTGGGCGGCTCCACTTTTACGCCGGATGCGTACGTGCCGAACTTCGCTTCACAGGTGATCGTATCGCCCAACGACCGGCACCTGATCGCCATGGCTTGCGATGACGCGGGCAATGGAGTTACCAAGCCGGACCTGCTGCTGGTGCGCTGGTCGCAGGAGGAAGACCCTTACACCTGGCAGCCGCTGCGTACCAATTCCGCTGGTGGCCAGCGGCTTTCGGCCGGTTCCTACATCATCTGCGGCATGCGGACCGCACAGGAGATTCTCATCTGGACGGATCTGGGCCTGTGGTCGATGACCTATATTGGCATGCCCTACGTGTTCGGCTTTCAGTCCATCGCCGAAGGCCTCTCGATCGTCGGGCCCAATGCCATGATCAACACGGGCTCCATTGTCGCCTGGATGGATCGCGGCATTTTTTATGC